CTGGAATCTTCCTAACTTAGACCATGCAGCTCTAAAAGCATATAGTACTTGGTCTTTGTATAGGTCAACTTGGCTTGCCAGCCAGCCCCTCATACTCTCAACGTATGGGTAAAGCATATGGGCCGCCTTCTCCATGCGCCCAAACAGCCATTCCCCAAAGATACTACCAGTGACCAGTTTAGGTCCAGTTGACTCGATCACTGCATTCTCCTCCATTTTAATTTTGACGTCCTTGGACATCATCCGCATCGCCAGCGGATTTTTGATGACGTGAGGCAGAGATTTTACCCCTACAATCTCATCCTCTAGGGCCCTAAGTTCTCCCGGTGTGCAGTCATAAACTGCGCAAACGAACAAAATGGTATCATCAGTCGCTTCAGCTGGTTCGTGCTCATGTTCGTACCACCGGTATTTCTTCATTTCTATATCGTCCATAGGTTTGGCATTACCTGCCACCCTCGCCATCGTGGCCGTCACAACCCTCAACACGGGTATGTGAGCCACATCGTTCATCATCCCTAACGCGACACCTTTTAGCCATTGTTGGGTTCTACGTCTACCATAGGGCTTGAGAGCCCAACCCGTCTTGGCCAGCACACGGCCAATCTTGGGTCCCCAGATAGTACCCCTGCTACTAGGGTAAAATCTGCCCGAACAAAATTCTACGTCCATAACGTCTTTAGAAAATTTAAGTTCAGGTCTCAAGCCAAGGTCCAACAAAAATTTTGTAGCTGGCTCAACCTGCGCCAACACCGCAGGTACTATCATCAAGTTGTCATCTCCCAATACCATAAACCTGGAATATTTCTTAATTACTGGTTCCAGGTCCGCCCTCCAGTACGTGGTGGGCGGTAATCCACTATCTTCATCCCCAGGTATAAACTCTTCCACAAACTCCACCCCCATACCTTGTAATACGACTCTGGCCTCGGGGGTTAGGAAGATGGATCCACAACAAGCAGCAAAATTCGTAATAGAATTGCCACTTGAAGTGTTTCCGTCGCCACTATTACGCTTATAGTAGCAGACATACCTGACCTGGTTAGAAGTTTGTCCATGGGATTTCCATTCCAACTCAATAGTTTTCTGGTGCTTTTCGGAGAGATTAGCGGTCTTGTAAACTAGCATTTCTGTTTCTAGCGACCCGCGGCTTTGGGTCGCGTCATATCTACCGCAATCATTTTCTCCGAAAACATACCCGCCCTCGATAGGAGGCATTTCGTGGATTTGATCCACAAAACGTCCAATGTCGGAAGGTTTGGCCCCACTTGTATAGAAACAATAATGATTGATCGTATACGTATCCTTCATTCTCACCGATAAGGCTTTGGTGATAGGACCAGTGGCCACTTGAAACTCGGGGGAAGCCCCTTGTATCAAACGAGGGCAGGCCTCAGGATTGCCAACAGCTTTCTCTATCTTCACAAAGGAAGCTCTGGCTGAATCCCGAAGAGTAGCAAAGACACTTTTAAAATTCTTATGCTTCATCGTCGTGTACATCCGACGCAACATGTCTTTGCGACTACCGGACACATTTAAAGTGCCGATCCAACCCTCGAACGGGTATGCGCGTATAGGGAGGTCTATTTTAGACCTGAGGCTCATCTTCGGTAGGTCCGACATCATTCTATGAATGTGTCTCCAGTCCCGATCCTCCGTTTCGACTGTACCGTCTGGCTTGTACAGCACGACACGGTTCTCGATTGCCATTCGATTTCTGATCGCCAGATAGTCATTATGTACACAACTTCTAGCTACAGTAGGCAGAACCCCAGGAAGACCAAAGCCAAGTAACTTGGCTCCGAACCCTGCTTTGCACTCAACGTCCTCGGTCACCTTGATCTTAGACCCGATTTGTTGAGGTTCCAGTTTTATTCCATGACTACACACATTAGTCACTTTTCTACCGCCAGCTGCCCCGGGGGACGGGGGTTTCTTCGTTAACAGATAACTAGCACCAGTAACAACTGATAATCCTAGTATCTTTGATTTGGCTGACATGGGCGCAAAAACTGTAATTGCACCCAGTACAGCCAAACCCAGCATGGCGGCACCACGACCAAGTACCCAAGCAGTACCGTCGTAGTAGGAATTTAAGGGGCGCCATAGTGATGCATGATGCTCATGTGTGGCGATGGCATTTAACTCTAATTGAGCCCCTATATGCATGGCTATATAACTGCCGTACACAACCGTCTCAAACCTTTGTTTTTCTGTAAGAGCGAGCTTCTTTGCCCCGGCGCGGGCATGCAGCGTTAAAGTCTTTAAAAGCTCTGAATCTCTTTTCTTCCCTACACACCTCTGCGCTAAATCCCATATCATGGACTTAGGCAGAAGAACGGCGTCGTCAGACCCAATCACGATCCAGTTAAGGTAACTGAACAGACCGGATCCGGACACTGCAGTTTGGACTTGGAAGTAGCCCTCATCTGGCATGCGAATTGGATCATCTTTGATAGTTGAGAAACTAAGTTGCCCAACATATTCTCGATTTCGCAAGCCAGTTAGCAGGTCCGGGACATCCCTGATGCCTACAGGAAGACGAATTTCCGTCGCATGGAATTGTACTATACTCGTCTCCCCGATCTGGGATATCTGGCTCCAACAAAGAGTCCCAGCCATTCCCATGGCCAGGCCTCCCCCCCAAACCCAGTGCATGTCACTGTGCACGTAGGATTCAAGGTTACCAGACACCGTCATAGTTATCGATTTTTCCTGTGGATTCCAACTGTATTTGGCCTCTCCACAACCCAATAGCCCATTTGGATCTGGAAATCGATGGAAAGCGGCGATGAAAGGAACACCGGGAAATTTTCGCAGCACGGCGAATAAATCTTCCGGAGCAATGTAGTAAATGGAGTGAATGCTGATGAACGCTTTTACTCCTGGATAGCACTCACATTCTTCAAATTTGTGAGTGCATACCCAGCGATCAACATCAACGAGTAGTCCGTCTGAAAACTCGCAGAATCTCTCCCATTGCTGGGCTGTTCCCCTCTCACCGATGGTTTGAGTGGCTAGGATAGATAGCTTCTTTTGAGCATCTTGCTTGTAATTGGCTCTCCTAGCAAAGTCACTCGGGCTGACAAGGGGAGCGCAGGCACGCACCAACGCGGAGCCATTCAAAAATGGCCGTCCTCCCACGTTGACATAACACTTATTCAACACAGCGTTACGATCAGACATCACAGCTAGACGCAACCACGGGCCAATTTTAC